CTGAACTTTGGTCGTGTCGTCTGTGACGCCATCGCACGCCGCGCCGTAATCGGCCTTCAGATCAATGAATACCTGAAGCTTATTTGACACGTTCGTGGTAGCTGCATTCGCCAGCGCCGCGTTTTTATATCCGACCAGCGCCGCGCCCGTCGCAAGACTGATATTCCCGCCTGTACCCCCCTGCGCTGCCGATAGCGCAGTCGTGAGGCCCGTGATAGAGGTAATGTCAGAATTGGCCCCCGACTTCGCCGCGACCAAGTTTGCCCGCGCCGTTGCCACGTTTGCAACGTCCGACAGATTGTTCGTCTTTACCAGTGCGTTTGCGATCGTCGTGGCCGCTTGGGATGCGCTCGCCGCTGCATTTGTAGCAGATGTCGCGGCGGCAGATGCGTCTTGCCCTGCTTCGGCCGCGCTGGCTTGTGCCGCAGTCGCATAGCCGGATGCGCGGGACAGGATGTCAGCGCCATACATTTCTTCCCACCCCTGCGATGTGTAAATCCAGGTGACAGGGAATGATTGAGTGTCAGTGTAGACATCGCCTAGTTGCAATCCATCGCCGTTCGATCGGGTGGTGGGAGGCGTTGCGGATATGCCAATGAATTTATAAAGCCCGGCGCGCACGTCGTCAGGCAATTGATATCTTGCGTCGAATAGCGATACCGCTGCACGCCGCGCTACCCCGTCAGCGCTAGACCAGATTGGAATCTGGTCTGCGGAATCCACAGAATCATCTACAGGAAGCTGATCTATTGTGGTCATGATGTGGATGCCTCCTGATATTCTGCGATTTCGCCGTACTTTCCGGCAATGATGTCGGCGTAAATCTCTCTTCCGTAATCCATGCAGTCTTTCGGGGACGCGCCGAATTTGACGGGCGTCTCACCCAAATGCGCAAACACGACATTCACGAATATCGCTGTATGCGCGCTATCTGCCCATACGGGGTCTGCCACTGACGAATAAGCGCTCATGCTGTCCTTATGAATAGGTAGATACCGCTTGCCTGACCGATAGCGAACCACGAACCTACAGTCGGCGTGCTAGTACCAAGCGTCATGCACCCAACGGCTTGAGTTTCGTTAAGCGTTAGATAGTTGGAGAGATTGAGTACAGGCGAATTGTTGAGATAGAGCGCAGCGCCAGGAAGGTTGTATTGCGTGCCGTCATACGACAGATAGCGCGTACCATCCGCAGTCAGATAAACAACCCCGCCAGACGTCAAGAACGTGGTTCTGCTTACGATCTGCCCTTGCGCATCAACGCTGCCAGTTCGGCCTATTGTGACTCTGCCCGCTTCCGTCTCTCCATCAGCGCTCACCGTCCTGACTATCAATCCGCCGCCAGTCGCGCCCCCTGGGTTTGATGTGATATGCGCATAGCCTGTGCTTTCGTCGTTGTAGCTAAAATGTGCGCCTGTTACGGTCGCATCCGCCGCTGCCGATGCTTGAACCCATCCGCCGATGACATATTCAGTGCTACGCTTGTATCGCGATCCATCGTCAGCGACGATCACTCGCGGAATACTTTCAGGAGACGTCGTGTCTGAGGCATCGTAGTAATACATGCCATATCCAGTCACGAACACTTGATTCGTTGAGTCGCTCTCCATGGCGCGCAACTCGGCAAGCGTACTAGCCGACTTCGGAACGCTTTTACCAATATTGGTCAGAGACGGATCGGATTCATTGAGCGATGTGTAATTCACTCGCCCGGAAGAATCCATGATCGTGATCGAATACGGCGTAGTGCAGAAAAGATGCACATACTGACCGCCCGATGCGGCATGACCGTGCACCGTGCGAATCGGCTGAGATAAAACAACCGTGTTTTCTGCGTCTGAATAGACTGTTTGCGGATTTGCTATGGGATCAAGGCCAGCTACGCCTATATAGATTTTCCCCGACTCTAACGGACGCCCGAAAGTGTCCGTAAAGTAAGCAAGCGAGCGCGCTTCACTGTTGGACATGTGCCCTCCCAGGCGCGCGGGCACCCTTTACAGAGCGCCCGCAGAAGAATTACACCTGATTGAACAGCATGATCCCCGTCATTTCCGGGTTCGTGACAGACACCCCGAAAAACGCATCGATCCGATATAGCGACTTGTACGTTTCGATGTGCGCTTGCTTGGTCATGACAAGCTCGATACCTTGGTCCGTCGTGCCCCGCATAACAGCAAGACCTTGGTCGGAAGGAACGGCAAGGCGTCCCGGCAAGATTTCAACAGCCTCTTTCTTCCAGAAGCAATTGACGGCTGCATTCGCGGTGTTCAGCCACGTGATTGCCGCGCCCGTTGCAGGCGCTGCCGTGCAGTTCTGATATGCCAATTCCGCATCCGTACCACCGGTGCCGCTGATGATCGAGGGAGTGATTTGGATCGTTCCTGTGCCGCCCGCGCCGGACACAATGCCGACTACCCGGAACGTCTTCAACTGACCCGTATCTACCTTCGTGATGGGGTGCACATTGTTGACGCCCACAATCGTGAATGCATCGCCGACCTTGACAGTACCGGACGTAACCGTAATAGCCAGCGCTTGAATACGGTTGTCCACGTTGGTTTGAAGCGCGCCGCCCGGCGTGGTCGTGATGGCCTTCGGCACCGTGTATTGGTTCGCGCCATTCACGGTCACCGTCACGCCAGCCGCAGCCGTCAATCGTTGGATGTAGTCCGCCTTCAACACACGCTCGAAACCAGCTACACGACGACCGACCGTTGCCATTTCATAGGCATCAGCAGCTTTTTGCCCCTCGACCACATACGAACGGGCAGCCAAGTTGCCGGCCATTGCGTTGTAGTCGCGCGAGCCAAAGACTGCGTAACGGTCGTCATAATCGATGCCCTGCTCATTCATCAGGGAATCTGCCTGCGCAAGGTCATCGAAGCCAGTTGCCGTAACGGTGCGCTTAACTACGAGCGAGCCGAGTTGCGAGACGGCATTCACAACGGCGAGATTGATATCCGATGCAATCTTTTGCTTCGCGGCGGCACCCAGGCGTCCCTCTTGGAGGGCGTCGCGCAATTCCGTTGCATCCATCGTCCACGGCGAACTGCGGATGGTATCAATGACAGCGGGAACGGTAAGCTGCGTTTTGCCAACGAAATTGGCAGTTTGATCAAGGCCAGAGAACGAGCGCGCGATGTACGGCATCGGGCGACGAATTACGTCACCCTGGCGGGCCATTGCCGTTTGATCGTTTTGAAAAACTGTGACAGCCTTCGACATGACCAACTGGTCATGGAAGCCTTCAAGAATTTGTTCCCACGCAATCCGCTCTTCTTTCGAGAAAGCATTGGTCGTGGACAATTGTGCTACTGCGGGTGGCGATGCCATGGTCGTGAATCCTTATCGAATGAGAGAACGACGGAATTTCTTCCGCTGATTTCGCATCCAGCAGGACTAACGGGCACATGCCACGCCGATAAGCTGAATTACGTGAAGCTTGGAGTCGGCAGCAAAAGGATTTTTGCTCGATTGCTGCCGCTCGATTTCGGTACTCTATGACTATTGCAATACAAAATCAATAGTTTGTATTAACGAACGTTGTTCTGGCGCTTATATGCCGTCACTTTCGTATAGTCGCCAGTCCTCGCTGCTTCCTCGCGAAGGCGATCCAAAGTATTCGAGGATGCGCTAAAGCCTGTTGCAGCGCGCTCAGAGGTAACGCGCGGCTCAGGCGCTGGCTTTGTCGTTCGCTTCGCAGCCAATGCAGTCTCCAGGCGTGCGATATGCACGGTGAATTTAACGGGGTCAGTGATCTTTGATGCCTCGAACAAGCGAGACGAGGATTTCCCGAGCGCATATACCAGGGAAGCCGGATCGTCCGCGCCTTTCATCAAGAGACCGATTTGAACTGGATTAAGTACGTCTCGAATCTCCTGCTCCGCTTCAGAAAAATCTGAAACGCCCAGGGACCGGGCGCGCTCGGAATATGCCCGCTTATGCGCTTCTAGCGCTTCCTGTTCTTTGCGTTCGGCCTCTTGCTTATTCCGTTCTTCCGCTTCTACGGCGCGCTTTTGCTCGGCCCATTCATCATATGCTGCCGAGAATTGGTTTTCGTCGTAGTCGAACTGATCTAGTGTGGGCTTTGGGCCGAGAGTCGGCTTGGGCGGCGCGTAGCGCGTCCGCATTTCTTCAAGCTCGCGCTCAAGACGCTTTTTGTCTTTCAGCGTACCGTTGAGCGTCTTCCGCATTTCGGAAAATCGCTTGGTTTCCTTTGTCTGAAGATCTTCCTCGGGAGGTTCGGCATCGCTAGTCGCCTCGGCATCCTCCGCCGATTCTTCCGCGCTTACGTCCTGCTCAGGCTGAGCATCTTCGGCATCATCGTCTTCAAACAACACTGGTGCATTCGATTCTTCAGCGGGCGCTTCCGCATCATGTAAAACTTCTGTCTCGGTCGTCATTTAACTCACCTTTGTGGCGGATTGAGATACAGCAAAAAGTATACATTGCGTATTTGTATTTTTTAGCATTTACAACTACCATTTATCAAAAATGTGACATTTTTTACGGAGAAATGACATGACGGGAGTTTTTTATGCCTTTTGCGGGCTTGTTGTACTGTGGTCGATCGGGCAAATCCTTGTGGTGGTAAGCAAGGAATGAGGAACTTTAAGGTCATCAAAGAGGGGATGGATGTGTCCGCGCTCGCCACAGCGATCGCGACGCGCCCTGAATTGTGGGAAGCCGACACATTCTTGCGGAAGTATCCGCAGGGCCCATTTGGTGACACCGACACGATCATGCTGAGATTCCCGGAAATTCAATCCGGGATGAGCGACGAGGACATCGAGCGCTACAAAGCGAACACGCTGCCAGGGGTTGACCAGCACGAATGCAAGGCGTGGCCTGCATGGGCAGTTCTGACCCAGGCGCAGCCGTTTGTTCTGGACCTTGCCAGATTCATTGAGGCAACACGCATCGGTCGCGTGATGATCAACCGAGTGCGGCCAGGAGGCAGAATCTTCCGGCACGCAGACACGCCGGAACATGTCCGTTACTGGAAGCGTTTCCATCTTGTGATACAGGGGCAGCCGGGGGCGGTTCTGTATTGCGGGGAAGGCGAGGACGGGAAAGGCGATGAAGCTCTTCAAATGCTCACGGGTCGCTTATTCTGGTTCCGCAATGACCTGCATCATGAGGTTCGCAATGAGTCTGCGGTGGATCGAATCAGCATGGTCATTGATCTGCGGAAAGAGTGATCACCTATTCCACCGTGTCACAGTCGGAATGATGTTGACGCGCGTTGCCAAGTCTTTGGCCTTCTGCTTTCTCTCAGCGACCGTCTTAAATTGGGCCATGGCCACGGCCACGTAGCGGAAACTGTCCGCCGCATGGGAGTGCTCGTCATGCTTTGGGTGCCCCGACTTGGCGCGCGAGTAACGGCGCATGTGCTCAAGTAACTCTCCCACTTCCTCCGAGTCTGAAAAGAACGCATTCTTCAGTGCGCTGCGGGCAAGCTTAATGCCCGGCTCCACGCCGATATCGGGCACTGACTCCACCTGCCACCCGAGGCGCTGCATGGCCTGCTTTGTCGTCAATCCAGTCTGAACAGAGCGCGCATTCCCGTCGTGCGGGAACCACACGATCGCATCTTTCCATCCGTTATCTTTCAGCCAGTCTGAGTAATGCTCGATTCCATAGTTGCTATCTTCGTGGAAGCCGACGACACGCAGGCCGCTGATATCTGCCTGGGCGAGCGTCACTGACATTTCGTCATTGATGCCAAGGTCAAATACCGCGTGCGTGCTAAGAACCGGGTCAGGAAGAAGTGGCCTGATCCGGTTCTGTGTCGCAATCACATGCATTTCACGCCGATAGATTGCGCCCGAAACTGCCGACTTGGGTACGCCCTCCCAAATATGGTCATAGTCGTCCGGCTCGTCCGCCATGGATCGCAGGCGCTCGGCTTCGAGCGCACTATTCCAGAAAGGATTCTGGTTCCAGTTGACCTGAAATACACGCGCATCTGGCGGCGGCTTTACGATGAACATCGTATAGAGCGGGTCAGTGTCCATCTCAGGGTTCATGCTGAACCATATTTCTGAGGTCGGCTTACGGATGGTCGGCAAGAACATCTGGAGCGATTCTTTTGACAAAGCTTGCGCCTCTTCTCCCCAGGCAATGTCAATCCCATCCAATGATTTGATGGTGGTCTTCGTCTGGTCGCTCAAGCCGCGAAAAATAAACTTGCTTCCGTTTATCCCTACAATCTCTCGATTCGTAATATGAAAGAAGCTTTCTAGGCCGCAATCCTTGATCCGCGTCTCGATGATCGCCTTTACCGACTCATCAATCGACCCTTGAATTTCCCGGAAGCACAGAATCTTCAGCGGTTCTTTCGTTGCCCGGATGACAAGTGCGGTAGCGATCGACATCGACTTGGCAGAGCCGCGCCCACCGTGATAGACGGTGTACCGAGGTCCTTGCGTGAGAAGGCACTCCGCCCAATCGGGCAATCCTACTTCGCCAGGGGGGAAGAAGAATTCTTCTCGCTTCATCTTCCGACCGCAGGATGGTTGCTTACATGCACCGGCGCTGCCTGCTGTTGGACTGGCGCACTAGGCGCTGCCTGAGCCTGCGGGGCCGATTGGATCACTTGCACGCCGTGTAGCGGATTGATGCCCGGTGTAGGCGTTGCTAATCCGGTTGCAAGGGCCGCGTTCACCTTGCCATCTTCTGGCGTTTGCGGTTGCTGGGCGCCAATTTGCGATACCTGACCATTAACTTTATCTTGCAGGTTTTGAAGCATCGCCATGATAGTGGACAGTTGCGATGCGTTAGTCTTAGAAACAGACTCTGCGGCCTTGGCGTGGTTCAGTTCTGCCGTCGAAAGACTTGCCACAGCAGCCGCTTCGCTTTGCGTTGCACTCGCGTTGTCTTTTCGAGCCTGTGCAATCAAGGCGACATTAGCGGCGTCTGGCGGGGCATTCTGCGCGGCTTGTTGTGCCGCTGCCATTTCCTGCTTCTCTTCGTCGTTTGGCTCAACGACACCCGCTTGAACGAGTTGCTTTCTCGCGAACGTTGCAAGGTCGTCAAGCCCTTCACCGTCAAGATTGCGCACCAGGGTCTGGACGACGATCTGCTGCATTTGCTGATCTGCGATTGCGGGCAGTAGCTTGACCAGCGTATTGATCGTTGCATCCTTGCGCGAGTTAAACGCTGGACCCACATCAACGAACACATCCAGGCCAAGCGAGAACGAGCGAGCAATGATCGGGTTGCCATCGGCATCGAGGGAAGGCTGATTGATCGTGGCCGATTCCGCCGATCCATCCTCGGCATCAGCCGTGAATTTGCGGTTTTCCTCAACGTAGATTTCGGATGCCATCGAGCAGTAAATCTTCCCGCAGCGCTCCATGGCCCGGGCCATGTTGTCGATGAATACATAGACCTGCATGTCCTGATGCGCCTGCACGCGGCTGACAAGCGCGTCTGACGTATTGGAATTGACTTGGTCCGCCGCCAAATCGCCGCCCGTCACATCCAGCATGTCTTGGCCAGAAGCCTGCATGAGCGCCGCAAGCGAAGGCGGCACATCCGGGTTCTTCAGGTATCCAACAGGAGGCGCGATGGTTTGCGATCCATCCGCGCCCGTTACAGGATTGATCAGCAGGAACGGGAGGTTTTTAACATTTGCCTCTGCCCATGAAACAGCATGACCTTGCATCTGCTCAGGCGTGAAGATCGGCACCTCACGAGGCGTGAACGCAGTGATGTCTGCAAGCGTCGAGACCTGCATGTTGTAGAGGCGCTGGCTGTCTTTTGCCAGACGCACCGCGCCCTGGAATCGTTCGATTCCATCAATTATTTGCCGCAATCCATAGACAACAACTATCGGTATCTCTGTTCCAGCGATGTAGCCACAGTCCTTCAGGATGCCAACGCCGTCCATGAAATATTTGCGCACGCGCTTACGGTTGCGCTTTCCCTTGCGCGCGGGAATAAAGCCGTTGGCCTGCAATTCCGCTTCCTGGTCTGCTGCATCCTCTCGCGAATCGGCGTCTACGCCCGCATACACTTTTTTCTCGGTTCCGGAGTGCGGCTCTTTCCAGACCGTGTATTCCTCAATACGCTTTTCTACCTCGTAATACTCCCCGATGTAGACTTGCTCGTTCACGAACCAATCGAATTGCTTGAGCTTGCGCACCTCCTTGAAACTGGTGGGCCGCTCTTCGATATCGACCGCGCCGCCGAGGTATTCATCGTTATACGTGTCCCAGCTAATCGGGTTTAGAACCACGCACCATTTCGCATCCGACTTGTCGAGCTTTTTGCTATCCGGGTCAAAGAAAACGCTGCTGTCTGCATCCGGTAGCGGCTCAAAGATAATCCGCTGCGGCGTATCGTCGTCAATATCGGTCTCTGCGCGCGCGTCATAGTCGTGCGTGAGACGCCATGCGCCCATCCCGCCAGAGACAGCCTCCTCGAACCCTGCAACATAGATGTCCTGAGCGCCGCTGTATTGCTCGTCCGACCGATAAACAATCCGCAGAGAGTCGATGTCCGCTTGGCGACTCGCATCGTCGCTTGAGCGGAAATTCACCGTCATGGCGTTCGCGCGGTATTCAGACACGATCCGGCGCACTGCCTTTTGCACTTTGTTGACGACGAAGCGCGGGCGATTCTCGAATTGATCTCCTAGACCGCCCTCCCACTGCGCGCCATCGACAAAGGCAAAACGGCGATCCTCAAGGGACGCAAGCCGGATTTGCATTTGCGGCGCGTAGGCGCGATCAAACCGGGCAGATGCGCGATCCCATACCTTCCCGAGGCGTTCTTGTTTTGTCAGAGCCATTATCGTTTTGCCCTCAACCCAGGTTCAAGAATTTCGTACAACGTATCCAACAAATAACAATAGGCTTCATTCCTTCCATCGGGCGATACTTCTACCCCTGCATGCCAAAGAACTCTAAAGGAACAATGCGCTATCTCATGTACCAGGGTTCGTCTGCTTTTATCAAAAACTCCAACTAAGTAAACCGATTCTTTTTCCGATAAAAATTGCTGATGAGCGCCTGAGCCATTAGGAATTTCAAAGTTTTCTCCCCCGATCAGAAACGATGCGCACTCTTTCCACTTATCAATAGATGGAACAAAAACAACTCTTCCTCCATAAATAGGGATTTCACGCTCAAACAATTTAGGCCACTTTATTTTTAGAGCCATTTTGCGTACTTCGTCTCTATTGGTTTATAGCCGCGACGGGTGAATAGCGCGGTTGCAGGAAATGCGATCTTCTCTCCGGCCATCAAGCACTTGACGCCGCGCCGCCGCAACTCGGCCTCTGCCGCCTCGAACAAAGCATTTCCAATCATTGCCCCGCGCCGCGATGGGTCGCAATAAAAGATGTCGCCAACAGCCTCCATACAGTCGATGTAATGAATGCTCGGGCGCACGAAAAAGACGAAATACGCGACGATCTTGCCCTCTGATCGACCAATCATCATCACAAGCTGCCCCGCATCTTCCGCCGCGCGATACATCGCCACATTCGGGTTCAAAGGGTATCCCTTCAATTTGTGCAGGCTGATTTCCTCGTAATGCTTGACCAAAAGCGGGAATAGCTCGTCATAAACATCGTGGAAACGTTCAACAGCAAAAACGGGCATCATGGGGTGCTCCGGCTCGTGAATGCGTTACCCGCCGCGATGCCGCCGGTCAGGCCCACCTTCTTGCTCAATCCCTGGATGAACTCGCGCCGCGCGGCAATCGACTCATAGTTGCGAAGCGCGGCGGCAAGCATCTTGCCGTTGCTCAGAAGCTTTGCCGCGTTCTCTGTGCTGATCGCGCTTACTTTTTGGCTGATGGTCCGTTGCAAGGCGGTGCTTATTGCGCCCACAGCCATACCCCCGGCAGCACCTATCGGCCCTCCTAGCGCCATACCTGATGCGCCGTAAAGCATCTGCTGTACAGCAGCGTCTTTGAATGCGCTTCCTAGATTATTTGCAAAGCGTCGAACGGAGCCAATGCGCTGCGTGGTATCGCTCCCGCCAATCTTTCCCGTTTTTGCATATGCAGTCGTCTGGCGATCCAAGTCAGATGAAACAGCTTGGAATTGCGAAGCATCGTCGGGATTCATGTATTTCCCGTAGTTTTTCACGGCAACCGAAAAATTCTTCCGGTCGAATGAGGTGCCTCCACGGGAGTTTTTATTCGTATCGATAACATGGGCCATTGCCAGATCGCGGGCTTTCTGCTGCCGCAATCCGATTGCTTTTGCCTGATCCGCCGCCTCCATAGTCGGCAGCAACTTATTTAGGCTGCGGAGTTCGGCGGGCGTCCTGGCCTCATCAATCAAATCCTCAGCCTGCTTGAGCCCGTACTGACTCTTAACGGCAGAATCGACGGCGGATGCGACCTGCGCGTGTGATCCATGCAATTCCGAATATGAGGGTGACCCGCTATTCAATACCTGCTTAAACTGGTCATGCGCGGCGGCGTGATTGTCGCTCGATGCCAGCGCGCGGCGCAGATATTCCTGCCCTTCGGCAGGCAATCCCGTCAAATCATTCTTGTTCTGCAAATGCGAGGCAAGCTGAGCCAGGGCATCAAGCGTAGGTTGCGGCACCTTGTCAGCAGGGCGAATACCCGGCTTCATCTGCTCGCCCTTGATGCTGTTGATCGCGTTGATCAGCTTGGCCGGAGAAACCTCCCCGCTCGCTGGATCGACTGCGCTGTACAGGCGCGACTGCACGGCCTGCATGGCGTCGATCGGCCCGGATGCTTTCGCATATGCGTCTCGGGCGGCGGCATAGTCGGGGATTGCATTGTCCAATACGCCCAGGTAATCCTGCTTGAGCTTCGTTAGGGTTCTGACATCACTGCTTGCCCCTGACATCGCGGCTTGCGATAGATCCTGGTCGATGAGTGACTTAATACGCTGCAGTCCAGCCCCTGATATGTTGCCACCAGAGATAATAGGCTGAGCGCCTTCGTCGAGCGCTGCGCGATTGGCCGATCCAATGGCATCCACGATGCTCGGGCGCTTGAGAATCGATGCAAGTCCGGGCGTGCTTACTGGCAAACCCTGATTTGCAGACAGGAAATCGTCCGCCGCCTGCGCTCCGCGCGCACTCTTCATTGCCTCCAAATCTTCAGGCGTTCCAATGATCTGTTTGAGCGTATCGGCTGCCGCCTGCTGTTTTGCGGCGTCATGGATTGCAAAAACATCCGATCCTTCATCCGCCGCCATTTTTCGGGCAAGCTTGATCGGTGCATCGAATTGCGGCGTTTGCAGAGCCTGCGCGGTTTGCGCACTCACTGGCGGCAATTCCTGCTGGCCTTGCGCCTTTAATTCATCCGCGCGATTCGCGACGGCCTGAGCCGCTTGCTCTGTTGCCTGCGGATTGGCGGGCATCCCCGCGTCCGGCGCGTCACCCTTCTTCAATGCCGCAGAAATAGCTGCATCCTGGTCCGCAGAGGCGTTCGCCGCAACCTGCGGATGCATGTCTGTGCTGGCCTTCTGTAGCGCCGTCACACTCGAATCACCCGCCAATTCGGCAGCGCTGGGCGTGTATCCCGGCGTATTCGGCGCGGGCGCAGATTCAAGCTTCGAGGCAAGGCCGCCAGGAGTGTTGCCGCTTTGCGCTGCGATGGCGGCGGCGGTATCCGCATCGGCCACGCCACCGGCAGCAGCAATAGAATCGGCCTTTGCGGGCGCACCGCCAAACATCTGACGCGCTTTGTTGATCCCCGCCGCAATTGTCGGGTTCTCGGCAAGCGCGGATATTGCCTGACCTGCATATTTCCCTGCGACGCCACCGGCGAATCCAGCGCCAGCACCAAAAGCCGCATCGCGCGCAACGGTGCCAGTTGACTTGTCGGCAGCGATCGACGGCACTGCACCCGCTACAGCGCCGCCTGCTACAGCGCCCGGAATGGTTGCGCCGCCAGACGCGACATACGGCAACGCACCGCCGACGACTCCCGCCACTTTCCCGGCCATGCTTCCGTTCGTGTCTGCGGCCATCTTCGCGTCAAGCTGCTGACGGGCAGAATGCGCTTGGTTCGCAAAGTCCGTTGCGCCAACCAGCCGACCGCCCGCGCTGGCAATGTCAAGCAGGCTGCCGAGAACGCCGCCCGCGCCCCGCTCCGCCACGTCTGAAAGCGTTGATCCGTTTTGCGCAGCCGTCACCGGGTTTTGATTGAGCGGCACGCCGTTGGCATCGGTGGCGGTCGATCCTTGCAGACCCCCTGGGGGGTTGTCGGGTTGCTGCGGCTGAGACCCCGACTGCGGGCCGTTCGATTGCGCCTGCGGCATAACAAGGGTGCCGTTGGCAATGCCATCCTGCACGGTCTTTAGGTCCTGGGGCGCGAGGGTACCGGCCTGGATCGCTGCCAACGTTTTGGGTCCAATTGTCTTTGGTTGCGGCGCGGCCTGAGACGCTTGCGGGCGCTGCAACTGCGACGGGTCAATCTGGATGTTGCCCGACTTCACGCGTGCGTCAACGGCGTCCATGTCTGATGGCGATAGGCGACCGGCGTTGTAGTCGGCGACTATCTGTGCATTCACACCGGCACCCGGCGCGACCGGCGTTTGGGATGCCACCGGCGCGACCGGCGTCTGCGTAGGCGCGCCACCGAGCCCGACAACAGATGGATCAAGGCCATACGATGCGGCACTCGGCAATTGGGCAGGCGCTTGCGGCTGCGGGGATGCTTGGGGAGTATCCTGGCCACCCTGGCCGGTGAATGCCGACATGACCCGATTTGTGTACGCGCGCGTCTGTCCTCCCCAATTCGCCGGGTCAGTCCCGCCGATGTATTGGGTGACTGCTCCTGCCGCACTGCCAGTGCGCTGTATGCCCTCTTTCAGCAGATATGCGGCCCCTAGCGCGGCGGCTTGCGGTGACGCAGTGACATCGATCCCATACTTCTGCTTCAGGCGTGCGCGTGTGTCAGCGGTGAACTGATAAGGCGTCGTCGCCCCTGCGCTGCTCACCTGATTTGCGTTCGACTTCTCACCCGCCGTGCGCACGCTCTGCAATAGACCCTGAGGGATGCCAGCAGCGTCAGAAGCAGCCGTGTCCGCCGCCGCATACACCGGGTCTTTGTAGCTTGTCGGGAATGTGGAGTTCGTCATTGCGTCGGGTCGAACGAGGATTGAGACGGCGCGCTGTAATACGACGGCGCGGCCTTCTTGCTGAATGTCGTGAAGCTATCTCCCTGCTTGACAAACATGGATGTCCCGTTTGGCCCTTGAATGGTCATGTCCCGATATGCGGGACCAAGGGATGCGTTATTGTTGCGCTGCCAATCTCCGCGCGCATTCGACCATGCCGCCTTCGAGGCGAGGAACTTTTGCCGAGCCTGCAAGTATTTGGTCCATGCCTGCGGGCTGTCCGTAATGGATGGGACGTTCTGTACGGCACGCGCCGTGGATGCATCGGTGAAATTCCCGTTCACCATGCTTGCCGTCTCAGCCTGAGTGACCAGACTCGAAGCTTCCTGACGCAACTGCTGAAGCTGCGAAGTATCGCCAGTCCATTTTCGGGCTGCGTTGTCCCACGTGGCACCCAGGACACCAGACGTTGCGCCATTACCGACTTGAGAGAATGCCTGAGCCAGTTCGCCCGACTGATCGGATAGCTGCTGATTCGACTGAGCGGCCTGATAGTCAGGCTGAGCGCTGGCAATCGCAGTCGGACTGCCCCCGGCCAGTTGCTGGTTCACGACGCCCGTTTGCGCCGTGGTCAGCCCAACGCCTGCGTTGGTAGCGTTGATGCCAGCCTGCCGCTCTGCCGGTGCGTACTGCGCCGCCGTACCAGCTTGGGATGCCTGCGCCTGACGCTGGGCGATAACCGCTGGCACTGAGCCTTGCGCAACGACTGCGTTGGCCTGATCGCCCTGGTTTGCATAAAGCTGGCTGGCAGTATTTGCACTGCCTGCATTCAAGATTCCAGAGGCAATCTGCATTGCCTGCTGCGGGCTCTTAGTGATCAGGTTTTCATATGCTCGCGTCGAAGCAGCGCCTGCCGCATCGCCGCTGTTTTCCTGGCGCACTGCACGCTGCTCAAGCAAATCAAGCGCGCCTTGTGTGTCGCCCGCCTGCAACCGCGCCTGCATCCCGGCCACCGTCGCAACAGCATCAGACGACATGCGCTGACGGATGTTTTGCCAGTTCACTTGCGTTTGGGCCTGGTTAGCGTTGACCTGCGACGCAAACTCCGGGTACTTGTTCGCGAGCGCTTGATAGTCCGCCGAAGTAGCATTCGGATTGGCAGCAAGCGCAGAAGATTCCATCTGGAATTGCTGCTGCCGCTGGTTATTGTTCACCTGCAATTGCGAGGTCGATACTGCCGCTTGATTGCCAGCATTCGACGCGGCAATCTTTCCCTGCATCGTCGCGTCGTTGTACCCAAGCTGCTGCCCTGACAGCGCCGCATTGTTCATCTGCGCGTCGATGCCAGATCCGATATTCGAGAAATCGATTAGATTGGCCACGTCACACCCATGAAGAAGAATTGGAGCCGTAAGCGGTCGAGTAACGATTCAGGCCGCTCGTAATGCTATTCAGCGCAGAATTCGTTGAATTCGCCAGCGACGTGTCATATGAGGTCGCAGCATTAGCCGACTGATTGTTCGCGGATGTGGCAGCATTCGTATAGGAATTGCTCGCAGCCTGCGATCCATTAATTGCGCTCAATCCATTCGACATTAGCGTGCTGTATCCCGAAAGCTTGTTCGTGATCAGATTGTTCAGCGTCGATATCGAGGTATTTGCAAGCGTGTTGCTCGTGTTGCTGCCACGCAATCCACCAGTGGCAGATGCATTCGCCAATATATTTTCATTGGCAGTCTGCATATCTCCTTGGTATTGCGCGCCGGTCTTGATGCCATTGATCGAGGCATTTTGCGCGGCAGTGCCGTTTGCGCCTAAAAGATCGGTATAGCCGTTTAGGCCAGTTTGACCGGCCTGCAAATACGGGGAGATTTGCGATTGCTGATTATTATATTGCTCAGTGGCAAGTGCGAGGTTACTGGCCGCAGCGGACGACTGCGCATCTGCCGCGTCACTTGCCGCGCTCGATGAAATGGCGCTACTGGCAACCCCGGCAACGGCGGTAGCGCCAATCGCCGCCACTACCATGATTTTTCACCCGACTTCTGACTCATAGCAACCGCCCAAATAGTAAGTACCTGCGTCCAAGGAAGTACCGTCGTACCGGTATAGCTTTGCCTGCGCGGACCCAGGAGGGACCAGTGCATTGACTGCTACACCCGACGCGGAGACACCCGGAATGACGCCGTACTGGCTGCTCAGGCTCTGATGCGTAAAGGGTAGTGATACCGTGGGATTGCCAGCGCTCGAAAGCGTGATGGTCATTTCCACGTAATTCAGCGTTCCAATCTGTGCGTACATTCCCGAGCCCGATCCATTCGTCGGGTCAGGGGAAAACGAATTCATCGAACTGCCATTGATGGCATTGCCGATCGCGTCAGCCACAGCCGAGTCCCCATTTAATGCGGACTGCAAAGACTTCTGATCGACGCGCGTCAAATTTGCCATTATGCGTTCAGCGCCTCTAATTCGAGATCACAACTAAACCACGTCACATGTTGCGTTGTGATGTGTTCAATTCGCATCTGCATTTTACCAATAGTTAGGGCGCCTGGACGCCAAATAATTCTATTAGCATAGGCTCCACGTGGCGCGGCAGGCGCAAAACGCACCTGTGACCACCTGATTCCGTCTGCTGAATACGACATTCCTACTCGCGATGTGTCACCGGATTGGCCGGTAATGCACTTCAATTCGACCGATCGGAGCGCAGCAGACGCAAGCGGCAGCATAGTGAGTGGCCCAGTGGACCTATTCATGACAGGCTCGCCATAGTGGCCACCAGTCGTGGAGTCGAGATACCCAATCCGGTTATCTGCAACGTCTCCTGCCGCCCACATCCCATTGAACTGCACAAAATTGCGTGCGCGGTAATAGCTCGCGCTCGTCGGGCCGCTGTTTAATTGCGTCCAGAATTTCACTCCAAGCGCGGTTGTCGCCGTGAAATCAAACACGAGAGTCTTGTGCGGCAGGTGAACGTAGATAAACTCCGAATCCTCAAACGACATGGATTCCATCGTTACGACTGCAACCTGATCAGCCGTCAATTTCGCCAATTCATAATCGACAGCCGCCGAACTGATCTTGTTCGGAGAGTTGCCATTAAGGAACCAGACGCCATTGGGCATATTCCTGCCGCCACCAATCCAGGCAAGCGAATGGTTCGTGTAGCACATCGTCTGGCGCGAAACGCAGCCAATATCAAACGTGTATGACGACTGAGCGGTGAACGGGAAGTTATTGCCACCCGTGTTCGCCATTGTCTGCGTAGTGTTCTTGCCGAGGACATATAGCTGATTGTTCAGCTTGTAGATCGCGACAATACCGTCCGGATCATATTCCGCGCTTCCGTAATACCCAGGGAAGAAAGCCAGATTCACAAGCGAGCTACACCACACGTCCACGCCGTCCGTGACCATGATGTAGCCTGCCATGTAGCAGGCATCGGTGACAGTCGTGATGCCAGCAGACAAATCCATGTCTACCTGGATGAAATTGCCCTTGCTTGCCCATGTGACAGTGAACGATGCGCCGGTGCCACCGCCGCTACTCAGAACCTGTGCCACGGGATTCGTTGGCAGATACTCGGTCAACACCTGCGGCGCATTCGTTACGCTCGCTGTCGAGACGACACCACCTCCGTCAGGGGCGGAAATCGTCACAGTTGGAACGACGGTGCCGTATCCCGATCCGCCATCCACAACCAGAATTTCAGTTATCACGCCGTCATCTACGATTGCACGCGCAGTCGCTGTCGTGCCGCCAGAAGGTGGAGCGCCAATCGTCACAGTCGGATTGCTGTAACCTGTACCACCATTCGTAACGATGAACCCACTTACGACGCTTCCTGTCAACTGAGCCGTTGCGCTGGCCTGTGTGCCGCTGTTGATTGCTGTAACAGTTACGGTCGCATATAAGCCCAGCGCGCCGAGTGTGATCGTGTCGCCCACCGCATACGACAGGCCGCCCCCCGAGACGGCAACAGATGACGCCGTGCTAAACCCCGATGGGCAGTAGTAATAGAGCTTTCCAGCGCTGACAATCATGAGAAAGTCAAAGCTGTAATCGAGGCGACACTTAAGGCCATCATTCGCCACTGTGCCGATAAGCGTTCTCACGCCCGCAGTCGAATACTGATAGACCGACGCGCCCTGAACCCGGTACATGTAGCCGTTCCAGAGAATGCCGCCTCGATCAGATTCTCCTCTGACCGTAGACGCCATCCATTCGGTTAGGCCGCCGTGGGAAGTGCAGGTGCCAGTCTTATTGTTCGTGGCCACCTGCCGAAACTTCAGATTTACAGCGAACTCACCCTCAACCGTACCCGCGTCAGTGACGAGCGTGCCGCCAGTCATAAGCGGCATCGGAAAACTTTGCGTCTGCGCGAGTGGAACAGTTGCCATATCAGTAGACGATATCAGTAGACGATGATTGTGGGCTTCGTTACGGCCCATGTGACGCGAATCGAATACCCTGGCTGCAAGATGAAAGTGCCGGAGAGCAACCCGAGCGACGATGAGCCGATCGTAGTAGCCGTACCGCTCTTATCCAGCAATTCAATCAACGAAACAGCGCCACCGGTCACCTGAACCGACTGAATTCCCTGCGTCGAATTCGCGTAAGTGTAGGGGCTCGTGCTATAGCTGACCGTCTGCACCGTCGCCGTCGATGGCGTTAGACCCTGCATCCCTTGTCTGCTGCGGGGCATATATCCACCTCACTTGTAGTACGAAACGTTGAGGATGGCCGTAGCAGCCGTTTGAATCACGCGAAACGCGGAGAGGTTGCCATCGTATTCAAGCACCGGCCCTACAAGCAATTGCATGCCGATAGCAGCGGTGGGCGCAGTTCCATCGTCGCGCCAGCGCACAGACTGGCTCTCGGCCTGAAGCAACGCGATGCGCGCACCAGTCGGAACAGTCAGTGCGGTTGATGTCGTCGGTCCGGTGATTTGCTGATAGCCGAGCGGTATCAGATTGCCACTGACGGTTTGCATTGGCACGGCGGCAGCCGCTCCAGCAGTCGTCGCTTGCCCACCAATAGCAGCATTGACGTTTAGAGCCTGCCCGGTCGAATAAACTGGCTCAGACTGCCTTGTTACCGAACTGATTGCTGTAAGATTCATTTCATGCCACCGTTACGACACCATTGTTAAGCCACAATTGCCCCGATCCAGTGACCGGCTGCACAGTGGGCAACTGATTCAAAACCTGCAAAATCTGATTGATCGAGGTGCGTTCAGTGACGCCAGCACTCTGGCTCCAATGTGGAATCTGGTCACTCAATTGAGGCGTGTCGTTGAATGCAAGCTGATTGATCGTGCTCATCGCTGGCCACCATTAGAACTTGAGCCCCATAGCTCGATGTCGGGATTGTCAAAGTTGGAATCTGGTCCAACTCCAAGCTGAGGCGGAAGACGGCGGTAGAACTGCGGACCGTCTGCCATCTGTTGATTGCCCGATCCGAACGGCATGTTCGTATTGCGGCGCATGCTCGGGATGTTCGATGACTGGAAATTCATCAGGTTGTCGCGCGCAAGTTTCAACTGAGCGACAGTCACGCTGGAGAGATTCTTTCCGATACTCGGCGCGGCGACGATGGCAGCCGAGAGAATAACGAGGTTGACCAAGCCGTTCGGGATATTGACGACCACGCCGCCGTTATTAACTGCCGGCTCAGACGAGAAAACCCACCCGCTTACGCGTGCGCCCTTCGTCTCTAATTCGGCCAGATTCGCGTCCAGCCGCAGAGAAACGCGCTCAATCATCTCCGGGTCCATATCGACAGCAGCCCCGGCCAAGCCGAGTTCAGCTATCCCTTCCGCGACGAACCAGGACTTGGGCGCTTTCATTTTGACTTCCAGATTTGCAGCCGAGCCTTGGTCGCAGCACTGGCAATCGCAAGAGCGGCCTGCTGAGGGTCTATTTCGCCCGCGCGATGTAGAGCGTCATATGCGGCCCTGACAGCATATTCGTAGCAAATCATGCGCTCCCTGATCTCGCATTGCTCATGATCGCGCTTCTCGGCGTCCGACATCAAGTGCCAAGCCTCGGGGGAGTTCGGGTCTAGGGACGGGGGATAGGCAATCTTAGGAATCGTCGTCATTCCGCCACCTTCGCCGCGTCTTGCTGGGCCTTCAGCGCCCGCCCTTCCTTCGTGCGTAGATCGATCTTCTGGTCTGCATCGGCAATCTGCGCCTTCAAATCGGCGTTATCGTCTTCCGCCTTCCGAATGTCAGCCGCGAGCAACGCCTCATGCGCGGAAGTCACCCACCCATCGCTCACATGTTGGTCCAGTTCGTCACGCGAAATCTCCTTCTGGTGGATCTTCCCCCACACCAGAGCGCCTTCACCGTTCGCTTCACTCTTCGGCTTGAACACTGCTATCAACATCGGACACCCCTTGAGATTTGACGATCTTAATCAGAACATGCGGCGAACCATCTTGGCCCGCAACATCAACAGCCTGACGCGCTTTCCCGTATCCGCGATCGAGAATGGAATCAGCCGCACTTTTCTGAACGGCCTCGTTCTCAGCGAACGTCATCAGAAAAACCAGCTTCGCGATCGCATCCGGCCCATATGACTGCGCCAGCGCCTTGATGTCAGCAGTGACCTTGTTGGGCGTACCAGCCTTCCGACCGCCCGTCTTGGGCGATCCTGGCTTCTTCCCGGGCTTTTTGCGCTCTTCCATATAGAAAGATTCTACGTTTGTCTATTACAGATTTCTGAATATTACCGAATTATTAGCAATCTATGCTAAATAATTCGGTAATTACAGTTTTTGTTGCTACTTAGCCAAGGATTTTCGCCTTGAGCCGCTCGAAGAACTCATGCTCTTCATCCTCAAGCTTTCGCCCGAAGCGCTCAATCTCCTGCTTGATACGCTCAAAGTACATGTGGACCTCGCCGGGCGTGGTGTCGGCAGGGAGCGTGCTGGCCGAATCAGTGGAGTCTGACGAAGCAGTGTCCGTCGCGTCGGTGCTCGATGCAGCCGTTGACGCTGAAGTCGCGGTATCCGTCGAATCGGTTGTGGACGTGGATGCGGAATCGGTATCCGACGTAGCCTGGACCGTATCGGTGGACTCCCCCGTGGAGCCGGCCGAATCGGATGTTGCCGTGGTCGAATCATCTGCGGAGGCAGCAGACGTTGCCGTATCGGTATCGGCAGTCGTGGCACCCGTGCTCGAGGCGCTCGTATCCGATGCAGCGCTGTCCGATGAGCCGGACGCGGACGAGGCCTCCCCCGATGAAGCAGCGACCTCCGACGCCGTGGTATCCGTGGTAGATGCCGTCGTGTCGGTCGCGGTTGCGTCCGTCGTATCTTCGGTCGTTGTCGTTGCGTCAGTCATTTGAAGCTCCTGTTGCTGGTGGGTGAAACTGGATTGCTGCGCGCTTGACGCCACGCATTAAACGGATTCCGTATCTCGCGCATGAAGCGCTCTGCCGCTGAGTCGTCCTTGTCGAAGTCCGATCGAGAGGCCACGTTGCAGGCTTTGCGCACGACTTCGGCAGCGCCCTC